TTGCAAGTCAGCCAATCGGAAAACATAAATACCAACAGGGGTAGAGTTAATATAAATAGGATTTGTCTCGAATCTTGCGGAGCGGGCAAGCAGGTTGTCGTACTTCATTTTCTCAATTAGCAAGGTATCGTAATGGCTGCGTCTGCATTTTAACTCAATGTCAAAGGCCCATTGAGCCGAGTAGCAATCCCAGTGCGACATTGGCTCCTCGCTCATTTCCAAGTCAGGCAGGAATCGTTCTTTTAAGAACTCAAACAGCTGCCGTTCCGTCATACTCGGAGTAAACGCTACGCAATTCCTCAATCCATTGCTTCCATAATTTAGGGTTGCAACCGCAGGGGATATGGTAAGCGTGGTTAAAAATGCGGGCGTGAATCTTTGCGATTTGCTTTTGGTCTGCGGAACTCATTGAGGACTTGTACCGTGCGTAGAACTCGGTAAGCCATTCGTATTCGTTCTGTTCCAAGCATTTTGGATTCTTGCTTGGGAATAATCTGTTGAGCTTCTCCTTGCGGGCTTCGCATCCGCAGTCCACGCCAGTAGCATCGCTAAACCAATCGACTACTGCCTTAATGCCAGTAGCTTCGGTAAACTGCTCGATGCGGTCACCGAGACCTTTTGGCTTTCGACCACGTTTGGTACTCGGCTTCGCAGTTGCTTTTAATTCGTTCTCTGCCATTTTTCAAAGTGTGATAAATTGAACGTAAACTTATTTTGGTGTCGTTAGACAACTTACGCATTGATACGTTAGAATCGTGATACAGAACAAACAGCTTGTTATCGTACCAGTCCCATTTTGCTATCTCGACCTTTACTGCTTCGGCTAATTCCGTAAAGGCCAAGTCCGAATCGAGGTCGTGCATTTCGTCAATGTCGTCAAATTCTTCTATTGATACGAATTTTGCCGCCTGTTGCTGCTGGCGCAAGTACAGGTTACGAAGGGTGATGTAAACAAAGAAAGTGTTGGGTTCTTCGCCATAGCGAATCTTCTCAAAGTCCTTTACATACGTGTACAATCTTATGTACATATCTTGAACGAGGTCTTGGGCGGTATCGTAGTCCGCACCAAAACTTTTAGCCATCCGAATCCAGTCGGAGTGGCGTTCTGCTAATCGTTCAAGTAGTTCTCCCATTCGATTTCGAGGATAAAGATAAGTAAGGGTATCTGTATCTGGTGAAGTTCGATGTCGTCAAGTTCTACTTTTGACCAGTTGAAGCCAAGTAAAACGCCGTAAATTGGGTAAAATCCGATATTAAAATTCATTGGTTATCTGGTTTATTTGTTGCAGCTTGGCTTTTAGATACGTTATCTGTTGCTTCAATTCTGCATTCTCTTTAACCAAATAATCATAATTAAGCACATTGGTTACCGTTTTTTCTTCGGGCGTTTCTTGCTTTGGTAACTCACCTCGAATATGCAAGGCCGACTTTAATGCCGATTCATAAAAAGCGTTGCGCCTGTATTGCAACTTCTCGTAATGAATTACGGTCGAGTGGTCTTTGCCTAATTGGAACCCAAGCTCCGTTAAGGTGTACATAGGTCGGAACGCCTTGCAATACGCCGAGCGAACTACTACGTTTCTTGCCTTACGGCTTCCATCGTCTTTGTACTGAATGTAGTCGCAGAATGTTTTGTAGTTCACCTTTTGCCTCGGTATTGTGCCTTGCCCATCTGGCGTTGCGTTAGTACGTGAAGGAGTGGCACGTTGTAGGTCTTGCCTTGCTCGTCTTGTATAAGCATCCAAGCTCCCCAGTCCTTCCAGTTGCTTGCACGGCGGTAGTCAAGGACAACAAAACGCTTCTGGTCAATTTCAAAGATTTCGTCAATGTCAAACGGTAGGGGGATAAACCTCATATTAACTGCTCTTGAAGTTTTAGGATTTCGGCTTTTGCTTGGTCAAGTTGTATAAGCGACTGGTTTAGGTCGTAGCGTAGTTTGGAGTTGTCCAAGCGGGCTTCGAGTACCTTGACGTCTAACGTCCTTTTAAGGTCAACCATATCCTCCAGCATTTGCGTTGCCTTCCATAAGGAAAGAAGGTGGTCAACAATTACGGTCTCGGTCGGGTTGTCTACCGCTACTTGGTTAATCCAAAGGATAGCATCGTTCACACGGAGAATCTTGTCCCTAACGTGAATTTCCCAAGCGTCTTCAGAATGGTGCATCGGTGTCATTTAAGGTAATTTGTACAGGTGTCGGAGCGTCCAGCAAGTTATATCCGTCAATCTTAAATCCAACGTTTCCTCGAATAGATTCCATTCGGATAGGGTCACCCAGCGGGGTAGGTCGTCCGCCTGTTTCCATTTCCTTCGTTTTTCTCACGTGTAGCTCGGTAAATAACCAGTCGGTCGGGTGCTGGGCCATTCGGTGAACCACCAGTACACAGTCGGCACGGTTGCCCCATTTGCCCCCTCCTTCAATATCCGAAGTCATTGGTGGCATTGGTAGGCCTGCGTATTGATGGCCTTGCGGAAAGGTTCTGCGCATTGCTTCGGTTACTGGGTGTGTGTTTACGACTGTTGTTACGTTGTTCTTGTGGGCGAACACCCGAATAGCCGAGGCCACCTCGTAGTGGTATTCGTGCATTCCTGTCTTGCCAAGTTTCTTTTGGTCTGTTGATAGTGAGTTGTACGGGTCAATAAGTGCGCCAGTGTAGTCCCATTCCTCTTTGATTTCCTCCATAACCCGCAATAGGCCAAAGGCATCGTACAGCTTATTGCCATCGATAAACGTAAAGTATTCGTTTACAAAGTCAAGATGCCGATACATAACGTGTTCTGGTATTTGCTGAATCGGGGCGCAGGCCAGAAACTCAATCATTTTTCTTTTAAGCGAGTGTACCTCGTTTTCTGCTGAATAAACCAACCACTTCTTCTCGTAGTTCTGGGATTGCATAAGCATAAGATAAATAAGCGTATGCGTCTTGCCCACGTTGGCGTGGCCAGTTACAACGATAAACTCCCCGTCTTTGAAACGTAGGTATTCGTCTATCTTCGGATTGCCGAGCTTGCCAGTATCGAAATACTTGCCCGCCCTTGCTCGTTCCAGAAACGGCAGTACCGCTTCGTTGGTTAAAATGTCTGGGTGTCTCATTCTGTGTGTTTGGTCAAAAGTAAACAAAATATCAATACAAAAAACTCAAGGCAAAAAAAAGCCCCTCCGAAGAGGGGCCAGCAGTCCTAAAAAACACACACACTAAAAAGGACTGCTTTCTTCCACACGTGGAGCGAAGTGTTCCTCGTGACTTGCGCCTTTCTGCTCGTTGAGCATCCAAGCGTTAAACTTGTCGGCAAGCTCAAAAATCTTATCTACTGGAATTGTTGCTCCTTGTGAAACGTAGGCCGCAGACATTTCAACAGCCGACTTCAAGGCAACCTGACGAATAATGGACTTACCACGGTCGTCGTTACCCGCTGCGCTCTTTGCAAACGGAGCGGTGTAGTTGTTTTGGAATCCTGCTTTTTGAATCTTGATAGTTCCCTTCTCGTTCTTGGTGTAGGTAACGTCGTCACCTACTGCGTAAGGAGGGGTTGTGGACTTTGCGAAAGTCGTTCCGAAGTCGCCATCGTCAAAGCGTACTTCAAACTTGAAAAACTCGTTCCATTGTCCTGTTGGGGTGATGCTGGTAATTTTAGCCATTTTGCAATTCGTTAATTAAGGTTCTTTTTAATACTTCGTTTTCTGCTTCGAGGAACTCGTTGCGTGAGGCAAGGGCCTCAATGCGGTGTTGCAGAAACTCCACCATTTGTGCGGCCCCATCTTGGGACCAATTCGTTCGGAATGTGTATTCCATAAAGTGAGTGTGTTGGTTAATGGTTCAAAGATATGTAAAAAATCAATACCACAAACATTCACCAAAAAAAATTACTTTGCCAGTATTCTTTTCTATTTCAGAGTTTCTAAATATGGAAACTTTTGTAACAAACCGAGCGGTGTCGTCCTGTACGCCTCCGTGCTTACGCAAACCATCCAAGGCAAACTTAATGGCCATAATACAGTTGTCGTTGTCGTAGCCGTAGTTATGTTCCAAGTTTACTACCAGTGAACTAAATTTGAATTTGTCGTATCCTGCTAATTGAGCAAGAACCTCGGCAACAAACTTGTCCTTGGCCTTCTTGCGCACTATCCAATGCTTTGACGAATAGAACTGGTTTAGTGAAGGAACCTTGCCCAAGGTGACTTCTATGCGTGTGTCACAAACCACCCTCGCCGTAGCCACCCTCCGCTTTTTTGTTTCGCTGGTGCTTTAATTCACGTTGTAGGTGGATTATTGCTTTCTCAATGTCTTGCTCTAACGGGTTGTCTTGCTTCTTGCCAGCACGGAGCAAATAGGCGATTGCAACTCCGAGGTTGTAGTTATCCTCTTGGAAGTCCAGTACCACGTCCATCGCTTCGATGCCCTTGTACTTGCCGATGTAGTATTTAGGTACGCTCACTGGTCGAAGTGTTTAGTTCCGTTCTCGAACGTGTTGTATTTGCGAATGTCTCTTGCTTCGTCAATAGATAGGTTGTAGTCACAAAAGCCAAAATGATTCAAGAAGGCGTTGGTGTAGTCGTTCTTCAAACGACCTTCCTCAATGGCGAAGTATTTAGCTCGCTTGGTGTTTCTATCTGTTCCCATATTGCAAACCTAATGCAGGATTGTTTAGGTTGTTGCAGTGTTGAAAACAAAAAAGTTATTAACACTTGTCGGAGGTATGCTCCTAATGCTTATTTTTTACAACTTAGTTAGTTAACTTACTTAACTAATCAACTAATAACTTAACTAATTAACTTAACTAGTAAG